ATTCTCAACTGCAACAACCTTACGCATGCTAGCCATAAACAACATCTCCAAAGATAGCAAGCTGCACCAAGCAATCACCATCAATTGCATCATGGTTATCGTGTAGTGCATCGGGAGTAACACCTTTTTGCTTGCACCATTCGACAATACCTTTGAACACAAAGTCATTCAGTGTGAACGTGTGCCACTTATCGTCTTCTGCATCATGCAAGGTGATATCACAGCCCTTTGTGAGAGCCCCATGCATGTACTCAATGCCAAGATGCTTACGCTCTTCGCTCGTTACTTCCCTACCATTTGTAGAGGCATAATATGAATCACACCACTGAGACAGACAATATCCATAGTCTTCGAAAGCTGTACACATGAAATCATCAATCATTTCATCAGTGATTTCGAAGTCGAGACTAACATTGACCTTCATTATTTGCTCCTACATTCGTCATGCATTACTGGTGGACGCCCTCGCTTTGTCGGCTTAGGCATTTCTTTATTACATACTCTACACAAGCGTTGTGATCCCGGCACAACTTTGTCCTCTACCCGCTTTACTTCCACGGGAGTAGTAACAGGAGTAACAGTAGCAGATTCTACATTTGATTTGTACCACTCATGTAGCTCCCAATACTCTTTGTCCTTTGTGTCGGGGAAATGACCCAACTCATCAGTTATCTCATAGAATCTACGCTTGTATTCTCTATTTAGTTCTTTGATCTGCACTAACCACCAACCTTAATCATGTGAAGCTCAGTCACATGTCGAAACGGAAGCTTCTTCATTGTCATTAGCTCCGCTAGAACATCACCTGCCAGAATCGTCTTTTCACGAATCTGACCATTGTCGAAATGCACCTTGATATGAAACACTTTAGAACACCTGCTTGTAAGTCTCGTCAAACATAAGGGCCTTCCTCACATTAAATTTCTCCCATTCTCCACCACACCACTCGGCAGTGTTGTAATCAGGAATGTGTACTTGGTTCTCATTCTCTCCATCATCATTACCTGAGCAGCAATCACCATCAGTGTGATCTACCCACACTTTTCCATCAGTGTTTAGCCACTCACCACAGTATTCACACTTGTATGTCCAATACGGTTCGTAATCCTCAGGGTTATCTTCTGTGACAATAGATTCACCATCACAATCAAACCACATCTCATGAGGAAGCGGTGCGAGAATGTCAATCATGTCCTGCATACACTTATCCAAGCCCGGATAAACATAGCCATCAGGCCAGTCCTCCGCACTAGGATAATACTCATTCACCGTGCCCCACCACAATTCGAAATTTAGAACCGTGTCAATTGCCTCGAATCGTGCCCAATTGATGTTGGGGTACAACTGCTTAATTAGATCTGCTTTCGTTCCCATCTACCATTCCTTCTTGTGCCAGCGAATAACTGCCCGAATAACTTTCCAGAGTGAGAAATAGACTAATACATACACCCACCACATGACTACCCCGCTCGGGTAATCATATCCGCATTCTGACTTGCCCACTCATCTACTTCTTCTTGATAGTCGGTATCTACGAACCCCAACTTGTAACATGCAAGTTCGACTTCCCGATCAGTGAAAGATTCACTTTCCGGCTCGAAGTCATGCTCACGCAACCAATCGTAGACTTCATCAGCGTTTACATCTGCTGACCAATTCGGGGATTGCCACTTGATGTTATCAAGAATTTCCTCGTATTCCATTCGTGAGAACACTGTCTCATTGAAGATGGGATAATCACACGTGAGAACATGCACAATATCCATCATGTCTTTGAAGATAGCAGTGATGTTGTCTTCGTCGAAGACTTCCTCATCATCCATATCCTCATCATTGCGGACAAGGACTCGAACCAACAATTCACTGCAATGACCCACCGCCCAATGACTTGCATGAACGATGTGATAATCACTTGCCGGATATGTCTCCTTCACATACTCAAGAATAGACTCCCAATTTGACTTCTCGATGATATTGGAGTCACGAGTTACGCTAACACCACTACGACCAAACTCAGGATGATCGTCCTCGAATTGCGATGTGAAATAATCACTAGGACGTTCCACCGAAGCCTTAGCCTGGGTAACGATGTCATCGAATACAGTCGCCATCAGAACACCTCCGGTTGAATTTCCCACTCATCACGCTGCATTTCATACAACATTGCAGCACGCTCTGATTCTTCGTACAATTCCATCATGCGATTCATCACATCATGGTCAATCTCATAGAAGCGCAGCATATGACGTGCTGCTTTGAACAAGGCACTGGACTCATCCTTTTCGTGTCCCGAAGCCAGTTCCATGAAATGTCCTGAGTAATCAGGATCATCATTGACCCAGCCTTCAAACACCCAATACCAACCACCTTCGTCATCCTCATACACACCCATTTGAGTCTGACCATCGAGATCCTGATATTCGTGCAGCCATTCGGTTACTGCTCCCGTTTCTAGCAAATAACGCTGAAACTCAACACCAAGAACATCTCGGGTTTGAAGAATACGCATTCTCTTACTCCTTCGGAAGAATTGTAAGATTGACTTCATCAAGGGGAATCCAGCCCCGCCATCCACAGTCAGACTTGTGCGTTCCAGCACAGTCTACGGCTATGCACTTACGTCCAACAAATCCTGAAACGTTAGTAGATAGCTCTAGACCATCCACACGAATAAATCTTTTGTGTTCATTGCATCTGTTGATTGTCCGACGACTTGCGTCATCGTTTGGAATTATCATCAGAAGATTCATTTGAACCTTTCAGTTTCTCTCTGATTTCAGCGATGATTTTACGCACCCGCTCACGCTCCCACAAATCTGGAACATAGCTTCTACCACGAATGTAGTCTATTCTTCGTGATCCCATCCGAACTGAAACTCCATTTCTTCTTTGGGGTCAAGTCCGAGATCCTTACACCATTGAATGAACTCTTCAATGTCCTTATCTCGTCTTGCCTGACGAAGTTCTTCTCGTCGTTCAAATTCGTAATCAGGATCACCCGGCTTCAGCATCATTCAACCTCTTCTTGAAGATCCGCAGTTGACCCTTTGCATTGTCCTTCATGATGCCAGCAATCTTACCTTTGAACTTAGCCTCCGTAGTGGTAATCACATTAGTGGTCAGACCAATCCACTTGTGAATGTCCTCAGGAGCAAGATACACGGGAATCTTCGTATCACCATCCCACCTACAAAGTGCAGATCCAGCGACACGCTCCCATGCATAGGTTCGGGCGTAGAAATCCTCCCAATTGGCTTCCGTAATACTTCCCATGTCCACATACATGGAAGTGAAGATCACAGACTGAAGAACATTCCATTCATCGTCAGTGATATCCTTGGTGTTGTTGATCTTGCACTTCGAAATATTCCAGTCAAGCGACATTGCATACTCCTTATTCAGTAAATGACGTAGAACTCATCGCCGTCAAACTCATACATTTCGTAATCGTTCAACAGATCCTCACCAATTGCCTTCCAATCAACTTCCACATGCTCCATCATACAATACTCATGGAGTCGGTTGAAGATTTCCTGATCCTCACAGTATTGCTTTGCATATTCTGCGGGATCAGTAACCACCATTGCAGCATCACACTGACGTGGATACTCCAAGAAATCACCCATTTGACTGTTCAACTTTTCGAGTTGAGCAAGGTGCTCTTCATCTGTCCACTCGAAAGTGTAATGCTCATTCTCGGGATCTTCAACTTGCTCTTTCGAGTAGCGAAGCTCCGCCAATTCATCTGCCAACTCACGAAGATCAATCATCTGATTCCTCACAATCATGTCCGTATTTGATTTTGTTACAATTGTGTAGTAGGATTAGTCCATGACTAAATCTTGCTCAATCGAAGACTGCAATGAGCCACATAGAGCTAAAGGATATTGTGGTAAACATTACGGTAGACTTTGCCGTCATGGCGATCCACTCACAACTAAGAAGGCACCTAATGGTACTGGTGTCATAACACATAATGGCTATCGCAGATTCACTAGTAGAGGCCAATATGTTCTTGAACATCGTCTCATAATGAGTCATCATTTAGGTAGAGAATTACTTCCACATGAAGAAGTTCACCATAAGAACGGTGTCAAGACTGACAATAGAATTGAGAACCTTGAGTTATGGTCAAAGTCTCAGCCTGCTGGTCAAAGAGTTATTGACAAAGTTGCTTGGGCGAAAGAGATACTTGCTCTCTATTCTCCCGAATCACTTTCATCAGAACAGTCGTGACCGTAGTACCATTCACCGGCATCATCTTCATCTTCAAGATCGAAGACTCGTTTGCATTCTGGACACTGCACTTTCACAGGTCCATCTCCTTAGCGATAAACAGCTTGCCACCATACTTCAGGACATAGCCTCCGCTCTTAGCTTCGGCCACAATCTCAAATCCATTGTTGCTCACAACAGGAACAACAACAGCAGGTTCCACAACCGGCTCAGGAGCAAGATCCAAAGTCATGGGGATTTCCTTCGGTGCAACAATAGCACCACGATTCACCTTGGTGTCGTAGAAGTAGTAATACTGACCATCCTGCTTGATTCGGTCAATATGTGCCCACTCACCAATCGCCTCAGCGTAGTGCTTGGAAATTGCAGGACTGACACCAGTCAAACGATTGCCAAGCCCCAATGACATAACCTTCTGAATGAGCAGATCAATTCCGATAGGCTCACCTACCTCCTTCAACAGATTGACAACAATCTGTCCAACAGTATCCGTTGCACTCATGTTCTTCTTGACCATTTCATTTACCTTCCTGGTACGACGACCAATAACAACGATACAAGACCGACACTTACTCATTACTGTATCCTTGTGCAAAGGATGCGTAAACGCCTCCTTCGGCTTATCAAGCCCACATTCAGTGCAAATCATCAGGATGCCTTTCGGTCATACTCACCAGGAGTACCAAACGGGTATTCACTTGCGGGTGCAACCTGACCACAGTAATCACGGTAATCAGTTGCACCATTTCCATGCTCTTCCCACAATGCGAAGTTGCCTCGCCAGTAGGATTCGTAACGAATACGTCGGAATGTCTCTCGCCTAACCTCACAGGCAGAAGATGCAACATCTGCCTTCAGCTTGAAACTATCAAGCACATCATTGAGTCGATCATTCCAGTCAACCCAATCAGCACCTTCAAGATAGTCACCCTTTCGGGGCTTTCTATTCCCGAATCCCTGTAGCTCACACATCTCAGGATGATTACCACAATACGGCTTCTTCTCATTCAGCCGAATGTTCCGCAGTTTCGCCACCCAAATGAATTTCGTACCATTCATCCGTTGGGTTTCCCACTGATACTTGAACTTGTCTTTCACAGCGGGCCACAACGCATCATTCACCTGATGCGGTGCAACATAATCCTTTGAGTGGTAGCACTTGATAAACATTTAGTACCTCTCGTTGATCTGCTCGATACGCTCTTGCAACTCATCACCCTCAAGATCCTCAGGAATCTCAATGGTGTCTCGGTCCACAGTTTCCAACCAGTAATGAACATAGCCGATGCTGACACTGAATGTCATACCGGGATTGTCCACCACATTGAAGCCGATCCACTGCAATGCCTTATCACACTGATCAATCTCAGTGATTACAGCTTTGTCAGAATCGGTCATCAATACCGTTCGCCACTGTCCATCCATTACATAGACAGGGAATCCATCCTCGTATTCCTCAGCGAATGCCAGGATTCGCTCCATGTTCCAATTCTCTCTGCCAGACTCGAAATATGCATGAGTCTTGAGCGCATCGTAAAGCGAATCACGATGCTGCACAATGTCATCGACAAGCGAATCATGTGCGCTTTGCCAATCCGTTGTGACATAGGGATTTGACTCAGGCAGATAACCAACGAGATTGTGTCCACAGCTATAGATTACAGTTGTCATCGGTTATCCCTCTTGTACCAATCAGGCTCACGTGTGCTGACTCGCACACCATTCAACGAATAGCTCTTGCCATTATCGTTTGTCACCTCGAACCAACCACGACTCCATGCAGTTGGCATTTCAGTAACAGTAACCCACTCACAATCGTAGTAGTTGAACAGCCGCATACCCAAGGTAATTGGCGTTCGATTATCCTCAGTGGTCAGATCCTCACATGCGCTATCACGGGGTGCAAGTGCCATTTTGTTTCTCCTTAGAGCATCGTGTTGTTGTTGGGATTGGTAATTCGACAGGCGAACCAGTCATCAACTGTGTATCTGCGCTCGGCCCATTCTCTTGCGTCTTCCATATCTTCGAATGGGCCATAGATTTCCAGCCCGTCCATAATGTTTCCTACGATTACGATAATCATTCCGCTATCCTCTTGACTCCATTCACCATCCTGGGGAAGTTCAACTTTCTCATCATCTTCAAACAATGTTCGGGATGACCAATCTGCCCACCCGAATTCGTTTGACCAATAGTCTCTGTGATCTTTGATATTACGAATAGCTCTCATGAATGAATACTCCATTCTCCACACAGAGCATAATACTCTGCCATCATCGGATCATCACTTTCACGTGGCCTACGCTTGAACCAAATCACTCCATATGTCATTCCATATGCAGTGAGTCCATTGAGTGACAAATCATCCTCACCACCAATCCGGTTACCAAGCCGAATCACATTTGCCAATACATTAGCAAGTGATCGTGCCGCCAGCTTGTATTCCTCTGAACTTTGACCGAAAGCATTTCCAATCACAGCAACACGATTGTTCATATTGCCGATGTTCTCAATTGCCTTATCCGAGAAGTGAATATCCATTTACTTATCTCCTTCGATTACAGTTACCGGACCAACTTCAACAATTTCGTACTCATCGGAGTCAATCAATTCTCCCAATTACGCTCCGTCTCCGCAGCGTAATCCCGACTGTCATAGCTGTAGTATTCAAACATCACTTGTCTCCTTTGAAGATTGCTGTTTCAAGCTCACTCGTACCGATTCGATGTTCTTTCATAAACTCATTCACAAGATCCATCATCATCGCTCTACGTGCTGTCAGAGCAATAACAACGTACTCATTGTTTGGCCCTTGCTTCTCTGCATTCAGAGTCTCAGATGCAAGCATTGACTTCTTGCTAAGCCAAAGCAATACATCACCAAGTCCAACATATCGTTGTCCCGGCCCCTCAATGTAATCATACTTTCCAGTCATCAGAACGGCTCCGTGTCGCTGTAATCCTTCTCACCAAGATTCTGCCAAATGCCGTACTGCGTCCATCGCCTTTGCATTTCGGCAACAGCTTGCTCCCACGTCAAATCATATTCACCATGCTCTGCAATCCAGGGAAACTCCATCCAATGCTCTCCCACTCCACCATCAGGAGGATAAACCGTCCAAACAACATACGGCTTATCAGGATTGTTCCCCTGCTTGCAAATCACTGCGCCCATTCCCTTGCGGAAAGGATACGCAATATCCATGAGGTATTCGTAGTTGACCATCGCTGCGACAACCGTACGACCATTGGAGAGCTTGATTCTGTCCATTGTTTCTCCATGTTTGCCTACCCGCCTGAGCGGGTACCTACACCACTAGGTGCTAGCTTAGCCCAGGGTTGGACTAGTGCCACACGCCTCCCGTTTGACCCCCCCCGAATTGGACTGCACCCTTGACGCTGCATGAGCCCCTTTATATGGAGCACTTTATAGTGCGGAGTTTTTGGGCCGGAGGTTTTACCGATATTAAATCCTTTTTTACTATGCTGACGAGACACCCCCCCCCTGGCGTATATATAAGGAGCGTACTAGCAGCCTGTGAACGGCGTGCAGTCAGCCTACACGCCATTGCTAGCTCTGGCAAGGCGATGTGCTAGCCCGTCCTGTGGGCGCTACACTGAGAGGGCACGATCCGTACCGAGAACCCACAAGGGTAATTATGCAAATCCAAACAGAATATGGTAAGTGTGAAGTTGGAATCGTAAAACAAAAGGATGCTCATAAAGAATATATGTGTCCTTTGTGTGAAGGAAGAATTGAGATAGGAGAACGACATTATTTTACTTGGCCTAATGACATGATTAATCTGCGTCGTCATCTTCATATTGAATGCGTAGATTTTTGGCATAGTCAAGGCTTAATCATAAAGCTACACCCTAATAGAATTAGAACATGAAACGAGGTGTGTCATGACTACTCCTAAAGATCCAACTATGCGACAGATGAATGTCTACGTTCCAGAAAGTATTAAAGAATATGTTAGCGATATTCATGAACAAACACATCTCTCTAGATCTGATGTGATTTGTCTACTGTGTATGTATGCTCAGAAGTTTTGGGATGCAGATGACTTTACAAACCTAGCAATGCGACTGACTACATTGGGTCCTGATGGAATCGAAAAGATCGCTAGCTAACTGTGAAGATATAGCTCAAGAGCTATATAAGATCATAGCCCCGTATTACAGAAGAGTAACCCCTACAGTAGAATTTAGACGAGCATTAACTGGTGAAGAAGTTACCAGTGTTCTTACATCTATCCACAGTTTAATCACAGAAATATTGGAGAAAGAAAGTGTCTGAAAGAGCAGTCTATTCTGGCATTCTTGCAATGGGCAACATTCGTATGCCTATCAATGTATATAAAGCACAAGATAACTTTGGTCTATCGGCTTCTGAATTCCATAAGGATTGTACAGGACGTATTAGATACAGTAAGCGATGTGAACTGCATCCTGATGACCAAACTCCTATTATTGAGTCATGTGTTGAGACTGAACATGGGAGAAAGATTCTTGATGCAGAAGTTAGAGACATGCTTTTCGATAGAAAAGCATCTATGACTTATGTTGAGAACTATCCTCTCAGGTCACTTGCATTCTACTTTGATTACTTCCCCGCAGAAGTCTATAGGGTTGGCGTCAGTAATAATGCGCTCAGTAACTCGCTGTACACACTTCTTGAAACTATGAAGAAGTACAAAGTGTTTCTTCTTGTTACCATTGGTATTGGTGGCATGAAGCGATATGCAATTCTTCTTCCTTCAGGAGTGCTTATTGCACTTGCATACAACGAGGAAATTCGAGAGCGCCCATACCCATTTGGTACTATAGACAAAACGGTAAAGGAAAGTCTAGAGGATATCTTTAACCTGCCCAGGAAGCATTTTCCAAACCTGTCTCTGCTTGAATACAAACAGCGAATCATGGACTGGATCATGCCACCCAAACCGGCCAAGAACCCCCGTTCCAATCCCAAAAAGGTTACTGACGGTACCAAATCGGCCAAGCGACTTTCCGCCACAGCGGGGCGATGACTTTCCGGCGTAAGCTGCTAGAGTCACCACTGACTTACCGCCTACAGGTGCCCCAAAAAAAATCTTGCCGAAGGGGTTGCCAAGCTTGCGGAGGTTCGGTACAGTGACTCCATCACAACGAAGCGCTGCGGCGCACAACAGAAAGTAAGGTAAACAAAATGGCTAAGACTCAGGTTGTCGAGACGACTGACCCGTTCGCTCAGATGGAGTCGGTGTCGGCTTCTGACGTGTCGATTCCCCGGCGTGGGCGTGCGGTGTCGGAAACCACTCTCCGAATCCGTGAGGCTTTGGAGAAGTCGCTTGAGGACGGCACTGTGCGGTCCATTCCTGCGGCGGATAAGGACATTGCTGAGGATCTTTCCCGCAAGATCCGTGCTGCGGCTCAGATGAAGGGCAAGGATCATATCAAGGTTTCTTGCCGGTTCGATTCTGCGGCGAAGAAGCTGGTGTTCGGCCCGGATACCAATTTCAAGCCGAAGGCTGCTGCCTGAAGCTGAAGTTCAATAACACTGTTTCAAAGGGGAGTATAGGGTAGGGGCACCATTGGTGCCCCTAAACCTATTTACTAGATAAGTAAGTTTCTAGCCTATGGCAGTTAGCACAAAGAACAATTAAATTATCTCCACGATTATTATTGTGATCCCCATCCTTGTGGTGAATATCAAGTTGACACACATGTTTAGCTATAAATCCACACATTTCACAAGTTTCTTTGGCTAATAATCTTCTATATTTTCTTTGTATAGAATTATTTACCATCTCTGGTCTTCTGCATTTCCAACAAATAGATCTAAATCTATTGCCATTTTTTTCTACTAATCTCTTCCCGCATTTACACACTGGCCTATCCATACATATACTATATCATGGGAGGGTTTATTTTGCCCTCCCCTCAGTGCATTACAGGAGCAAATCATGGCAAGGGTAAAAGTGGAACCACTATCCGAAAATGAAAAGAAGGGTTGGGACGAACTCATTGCCGAAACCAAAGTTGTAGTTGCTCGGCATGATGCTTCGGTATTCGATCTTGTGCTTCTTGCTGGCAGAGTTGAAGCAAAGTATGGAGAAGGAAGACTAAAGCGCTGGGCTGATGAAGCCGGTGTTGGATATCAAAGCGCCAAGCAATACCGATGGCTTGCCGGTAAAGGTGTTGATGAAGCCTTTATCGAAAAGTATGCCGGTAAGCTAAGCTTCAGTGTCATTCGTGAAATTGCTGGATTCACTGGTAGCGTCAATAACAAATATGCTATCGAGTATCTTGAGTATGCAATTGAGCACAGGCTTTCCGCCATCGCAATTCAGGGCTACATGTTGCAAGATACTGCCCCGCATGAAGGAAAGAATGCTGCTGCTGAATCGCTGAAGCTTGCCTTTAAGACGAAGCAGGAGAAGGAGAATTTCTCTGATCAAATGCGGGATGCTCTTGAGAAGCTAGTTGAAGAGAATCCTCATCTTGAAGGCGCAATCCTCAATACTGTAATCACTTCAGAAAAGGATCTTGATGCGCTCAAGATTGCTGCTGGTGTGATGAATCAAGCTGAGGAAAAGCTTATTAGCGATTCTAAGAAGGCACTCGATAAGCTCAAGCGTTTCCGTCAGTGGATTGCCAACAATCAGGAACTTCTGAATGACGGCATCAGTTACGGGCACCCGCATTCTCAGGAGCTAAAGCACTACGCTAATATGGTCGGGGAACTACTCATCAAAGTCGGGGAAACCCAACTTGCCGACCTTGGCGACGTGCAGGCAGAGCCCTTGGCGCTCCCGCAATAAATAGTCCGCACCTACCCTACCGGAGCGGACTCAGGCGAATTAATAGGGGGGCCTTGCGGCCCCCCTGTCGTCGTTCTAGAGCAGTGCTGGCACCGGCTCATCGGGCGGCTTGAGCAAGCCATAGCATCCACCTAATAGATACAGAAAAACATAGGTTTGCTTTTCTGGATCTAGTGCGAGCCATGTTTCAATTGCCGCTTCAGGAATTGCTAGTGATGGATCATCGGTCCAAGGGTTCTCTTCAACAAATTTGGCCATGTGCAACAATATTGCATCAACCCAACTTGAAGCTTCAAATCTCTTAATGTCCGATCTAATCTCATCAATAACCTCATCTTCAGTTGAGGCTATCCCTCTGGCCTTCCGCCATTTCTTCATTACATCATGTATAGACATTTTTCTTCTTCTTTTTAGAAGGCTTTAAGAACTTCCTCCCGAAAACTCCTTCTAGCCCGTTTGAAACTGCCCATTCTAGACACTGAGTACGAACAACACAGTTGCCACACACAGCATCGACTTCCAATTGCACTTCAACAGATTCTTCGTATTCCTCGAAGAACTTGCTTATAGGCATACCTTTACAATTAGCGTAACTACGCCAATTACTCAATGACATTCCCCGCTGAATCTACACCCTTGGCAACAGTCATTGTGCCTGTGGATCTCAACATAGAAACTGAGTTAGAGGTATTGGTATAACCAGCATATGCTGACGCACCAACATTCACATAATTAGTGGTGTACTGAATACCCATTCTGGCACCATTTAGCACAGCATCTTGATCACCGGCCAGGAAAATAAACTTCCATCCTAGCTCTTGCTTTGCAGTAATAATGTTCTTGATCGTGTCATAAGTATATTCACGTGATGAATTCTCTTCACCATCAGTGACAATAACGAACACAACGTTCTTCGGTCTTAGAACCTCAGGAATAGACCAAACAAATGAGTTCGTCTCACTCACTGCTCTACCAATTGCATCAAGCATTGCTGTGCCACCTCTCGGCACTAGAGTATAGTTTTCAAACTTTTTGATATCAGAGGGTCCAAAAACCTTACGATGCTCTGTATCAAAGTCATATAGAGCAAATGTAGCAATACCAGACTGCTCTTTCTGCTCTTTAATAAACGTATTGATGCCACCCTGTGCATCAGTCTTAATTGATTCCATTGAGCCGGATCTGTCTGTCACCAGCACAATGTGTGTGTAATCATCTATCATATACCTAATTTTTCCTTTGCTTTGTTTATTAATTCTAGCTGTTTTTGTAAGTGTGCTTCCTGCTCAGCTAGTTGTTTAATTTCCTTAATTCGCTTCTTTTCTTTTTCAGCTTCTTTAAGAGCCTTGATTTCGGCAGCATTATCTTTTAGCCATTGATTGTACTCGGCAAGCTCTGCTTCATACTTTGCCATTACTTCTGCTGTAGGTATAGCATCTCCATACAAGCAAGTATTCGCATAGCAGCCATCGCTATAATCATCAACAAGATCTACGCCTAGTTGTGCTTCTGGCCACAAATCGCCATAGTTTTGTTTAGCAATCTCAATGATATCTTTTAGTCTTTGCCCACTATAAATATACGTTGAGATCTTATAGTTCGTTTGTGGCTTGGAAGGCTTGTGCTTCATTGTGAACTTCTTAGCTGCCGCCATAATGTGCGCTACCTCCTAGCAATCTATACTTAGCTGGATAAAGTCTAGCTGCGGCTTGGGCTAGCACTTTATCTTGTAGTCCATGTATTAACATGGCGACTTCAACTAAGTCATCTCTTCTGGAATCACCGTGATCCATAAGCATATTAAACTTATTGTAGACCTTGGCTAGATCATCTATTACTTCGTGTTCAAGTTCTGTTAACACTGTATCGTCAACCTATCTAAAGTTATCTTCGCTTTTACCCGTCTAAGCTCTTGTTCATAATACTGCACAAACACTTTAAGATTTGGTATGCCATCTGAAGCTTGTTTCTTTACCTGATCAAGCGTGCAGTTGTCTCCCCAGCCTTCTTCTTCCTCTAGTTCAGCTTCAATACGAAGCACATACTTGACTTTCATTCTGTCACTGCCTCTGCACAAGCAGCCATTAAGCCCCACCATAACATGAAATATTCATTTCGTAGCTTGGTTAGTTGTTCTTCGGTGTATCCATCAATCGCAAACTTAATAGCGTTAGCTGCTATACCAGGAAAATCTTTTCCACTACAGCAGCCATCACAGCCATGAATACCCCAATGCGAACCATCAGCATATGGCGATAATGGCATTTCATACAGCGGTGTTCCAGGGGCAAAATCATAGTAGTCCTTGAAGTACCAATGCATGTATTGAATAGAGCCAGCGTTAGGATGACCAATACCATGAGGGCAGATATGTTCAATCAGCCCAGTTTCTCTACGAATTGTCTTCCACATCTATATACCTCACAAATACTAGAGACGACATGGGAATAAAGGCAGCTTCTTCATTGCCTTCATCGAAGGTATACTCAACAGTGAGCCCCTCCATATTTGTATAGAAACTAACACCTTGTTCGTTTTCAAACTCTTCAAGACACTCTCTATTCGCTCCCCGCACCCAAACTTGAAGCTTTTTGTTAGGCATCTTCTTCCACGAATTCTGAACTCACTAGTTCCCAATCAATGCCATCAACTGACTCATCCTGAAGGAATGAAACAACATCACCCATCATGGACTCTAGATCTTGCTCTTCTAGTAGATCCGCAATCTCATTCTCATCAATAGTTGCGGCAATAATAACTCTGATCACTTTTCTCTCCTGAATACGATGATATTCTGTGAATACCACCACGCTATATCTTTAACGAATTTTAGCACGGGCTGTAGCGACGTGTCTGCCACATACTTGTACTTATTGAATAATCCGATCCAATATTCATGCGGCTGTTCATTGATATGACCATGCCCACCCTGCCCCGGAATAGCAGCACCGAATACCACTAGGTCAGAAATGACGCATAGCTCTCTTACTAGCCACTCTGCTCTAGACTCAGGCAAATGCTCAGCTACTTCTAGACATTGCACCAGTTCGTATGGATACATGATGTTGAGATACTTATCGTTTGCTAGATCACATTCGATAAAATCTCTTTCAGCAATCAACAAGTGATCTTTAGCCCAGGCACCGTCCATACCATATGCATGTTCAACACCGGCATCTTGCCATGCTTTTACCCAAGCACCGGCACCGCAGCCAACATCTAATACACTCTTTGGCTGAAACAATTCAGCTAGTATCGGCACAGCAGCATTAGCTGACAGAATTGAACTTTCTGTGACTTCAGCATAGAAGTCAGCATCGTAGTCATAGCTCAAGTAATGCTCCCCAACTTGCTCCGTGTTTCTTATGCATTCCCTCATTCATTTCCTGAGATGCATTCTTTTCGTATTCAGTTTCGGGTTCAGCCTTGTAGGTTCCCGCTCTGAAGTGATTCATATATGCACTTCCCGAAACCCATGCTCCATTAGCTAGTCTTCTAGCTCTGATGCAGTAGTCTTCAATAGCGCCCCAACCAAACTTACCGAAATGAATCTCATCTAGTACAGGTCCATAAAGGTGGTCATGTATGCGCTCTAAGAAAGTCTGAGTGGCATACCAACCCGCACCATCAAAGAAACCAACCTCACGCAATATTGGTTCAGGTCTGAATGTCAGTGCCGGACCACGATAGTTGCCCTTTTGTTGTGGCCACACATCGTCATAAAGTGGAGCAACAGTACCTAAATTATGCTCTTGTTCAACTTGAATCAGGTTGTAGCAAAAGTGAGAGCTAAGCCTAATATCATTGTTTAGGAAGAACCAACCCTTGTAGTTGGGGTTTATCTTGTAGACTTCGTTATAGCCCCAATTCGTTCCTCTGCACCACCGTAAAGACTCAGGAAGTCCCGGTCTTAAAATGGTGGCATTTGTCTTCAACCACTCAGGAACCTTGTAGTCGCCCTTGTTATCCACAAGATATACGTCCACTAAATAGTGTTCTCTGTGTAAATCTTGTAGGACAGCATTGGTAAGCTGTTCCTGTCCATAACATATAACTATTGCTGCGTATTCATTCATTTCTTGAGTCGTACATCACTTTCGGGCCTTCATCTATTTCTCTTAGTCTATCTATCATGCCCTGAGCACTATCATGAGCATCTGACATAGATTTATCTCCACCTTTATGCACAGGACGACCATTACCATATACCGTCCATGAATATCTCAAATAAGAGATTTGTTTTGGATCATATGTTATAGAATAGTCATAACGAATTTCTGGCTTAGGTTTCTCTATTCCAGAATCCGTCTCTTCAATTCCGTCGTGCTTATCCCCTCTGTATAAGGGACATAACAAAGCACGATACCACGCTCGTCTAGCCATTCTTGTGTGAACCCCATTTGTTGATAGTAATCACGTTTCGCCCAATCAGACCCAATTATTACAAAATCTGGATTTGTCATTTCAATAGCTGGCTTAGAATCTGCGCCACCGATGTTTGCAATAACCCTATCGACATAAACACAGTGCTCTAGCACATGCTTGCGATCAGAGTATGACACAAGCGGCGAGCGGCCCTTATAGGACTGGATAAATTCGTCTGTGTTTAGCGAGACAACGACCAGCCCATCGTCTCCTACAATTTGTTTGCATTGCTTCAGGAATTTGACATGTCCTGCGTGGAACAAATCAAATGTTCCTCCGGTATAAGCTACTCTCATATTGGACTTAACCCAAGCCCGATGCTTTCCCTTTGTTCTTGCGTCATAGCATCAGCTTCGGCTGCGGTAACACCTGCCTCTTTCAATAGATTTGTATATACAGAACTAACTGCCCGCTTACGCTCGCCAGCAATACCACCAGTCTTACGCAACAATTGCATATAGGCTTCTTCATCCCGAATTTGCTCTTGCCACGTCTTTCTATGAACTATGCCAACGTAGTCTTTCCAATAGATTCTGTCGGGATGAATTGTTGGCTGTGGCTCCGTATGTATTTCACTAAGGTATCTGACGGCCTTTCTTTGGAAATAGCGGTACTGATAGTCACCAGTCCAGCTATGAGTCCCTGAGATAAATAGGGATCGTTGCAGACGGCATCCTTTATAGAAATCAGCTTGCCCCAAGGGTTCATAAACAATCTCATCTAGGGTTCTCATTTCGAGTGCAAAAGAGCCAGTAATACACTCATCAGCGTCAAGCACAAGGACCCAATCACCCACACTGTTATTATGTGCGAGCTTACGAGAAGGCTCACAAAAGCCCCAATGGCGGTCAAAATGAATGCCCACCGGGATATCAGTTTGGGAAGCGAATCGTTCAATCTCTTTGACGGTGCTATCAGTGCTTCTTTGATCAACAACAACAACTTCATCTACAAATTCCTCTGCTCTTTTTAATGTCTCATATATTCTGTGTTCTTCATTGTACGTGACAATACAAAGAGATACTGACTCAATCACAGCAGTATCAGCCCCGTAACAATTCCAGACAATAGACATAACACTGTGAAATACGTAATTAGCGCATAATCAAGTCTATTAAAGTGTTTCGAAATTAAATTCCATATCATCGTCACTGTAGAGTGATGTTTTCGGCACCACTCTTCTCCTATCCTTTTTAAGTTCGTCGTCTAGAGCGTCCACCAATTCTATGGACTCCCAATCATCGTCTTCTCCCAAGACGGATATATCAATCTCTGAATTCATGTCTGCCCACTCAATAGCATTCCATGCAGCCCCCGCTAATGCCTGAGCTAAGTCGTCGTGCATTCCATCAGGGTGATCAACCTTGCCATTGTCTAATGTTTGTAGCTTCAGTAATTCATCTTCGATAAGAGTCTTGTGGAAGTACCCTGTAAATCTTCCATCATAGAATGCAGTAGCAAGCGCATCATAATCATTACGCTTGATAGAGTGCTGTTCACATGGAATGCCACGCTTGGTTAGAATCTGAATCATGTCTACAGAATTCCAACGGTCAAATGTAACTAGCCCAACAGGAAACTTTCTGGCCAGCAATTTGATGAACTCTCTAATGCCTTGGAAATCAATCTCTTGTCCTGGCAATGCTTCCCAATAATGGATTAGATCCATCTTGATTACGGGCAGATTCTCGAAGACCCCATGCTCCACTTCCACCTTGCGTGTGCCAGGTGAATGGACCATACAAATCGCCGCACGGTCCCGCTTGAGTCCCAAGTCCACGTGAATAAAACGAGTATGCTCATCTGTGGCCTTGAACCACCTCTTTAATGTCCCATCCTCATTCAACGGGAATAGGTCATGATTCTCAGTAAGAATTTGCTTCGCATCTTCTGAACCTTCGTCTATGGTTTTCCATATGCCTTTGAAGCACTGTCTTACTCTGTGAGGATCACGGAAGAAAGCATCTACCATTTCAGGTGGTTCACAACCGAATCTCTGAGCCGCCATGATAGGATTACGCTTGAACTCTGGCTCAAGTTGCTCTCTAGTTACGAATGGATTCATTACCCATGTAGGTGCTTTAATTCTAAGCACATGTGTTTCTGAGGCAGCTTCGTCATAACGCTGACAAATGTAGTCCCCTTTGTAACGAGGGAATGACAGCAGAATAACCTTGCCAATCTCGGGGAAACGAGACATGACAGAAGCTTTCGACATTTGATAAATGCTAGAAGCACTCAGTCTTTGTGAGCCTGGTGTTGACTTGGCAAATGCTGCGTCAGTTTTGAAGGCAGCAATCTCATCAAGTACAACAAGTAGTAAGTCAAAGACCCTCCCACGCTTCAGCTTCAGAGTTACCTGAGTGAATACGTATTGGTCTTTCGTAGAACTCTAAGGTGTTCTTACGGGGCTCGAACCCTTTTTCTACGAAGAATGGGGAAGACTTGAAGATGTTTGTCAACGGGGCAAAGAACACTCTTTGAGCCTGATCTGCGTTGACAGCAATATTCAGCAAGTCGATATATGTACCACGTGCTTTCCCGTAATATTCTACAGGATCACGTAGACAGTGTAGTTTATAGCATGCATATGCAAAGCCAATACGGGCAGAGAAGTCCTTTCCTCCACCCTTACCACACATAGCTACCACTTCAGATACAGATCGGGACCACATATCTCGTCCCTTTTCTTCCCCATGAATCTGTATCAGAGTGTGCTCATGAAATACCTGAGATAACTGCTCTATAATGAGTCTTTGTGTCTCAGATATCGCCTTGATCTTCAAGTTACCAAGGTAATACTTGTCGTTGATGAAGGTATCAAGATCTACAGGAATCTCTGCCAGATCATCATTCTCTTCCAGCAACGACATGAAATCTTCTAGCTCAGTTGCCATCCATAAATTACTCATCCGAAATTACGTCAGCCAACATGTTTATGTGTGCTTCGTGATCGTCACCGTCCTCTTCTTCCATTATTTCTGCCTCATCAATAAAGTCTTCTTCGTTTCGAATATCAACAGCCTCTTCCGGCTTGTTCATCATCTCAAATGCTTCGGCAAGTCTAGGCATGACTTCAACCTTGCACTTAGGACAGTTCGAAACTACCTCTTTGATGATTCTTGAAACAACTTCATTTACTCGCTCAGCTTTGTTCATGCGAGCAAGCATTCCAGAATCAACTTTAGCGCCCATAAGCTGTAGTAGCTTTGCACGCTCCATCTCTAGTTCTTTGAGGATTTTGATGCCATTTAGCTGCTGGTTCAACATGTCAGCATTTTTGGCAGTCTCATAAGTCTCCCATGCTTCACGGATCAACATGTCGAACTTATCTAGAGCCTCTAATGTATTTTCTTGCAGTCGATCCATGAACTCGGGATCAGACTCAACTCTATTTGCTATATATTCTTGATAGGAAGAAATGTAACGCTTCACCTGCACAGTAGATAACTGAAGGGTGCGACCTATTTCTGCGGGCTTGTAGCCCTTCAGATGTAAGTCTGCTACACGCTCCATGTCATCTATCTGTGCAGGCAAATTCGGCATTAAGCGTTCGCACCTATCTTGGAGGGTCTACCTCTGCGCTTGTGATCGGGCATTTGAATGATTTCTTCCCGCCAGATCTGGATACCCTCAACTTCAGCTTCTAGCTCAACTGATCGAGTTATCATTTTTGTATCGGTCTTCATGTCTTTAAAACTTTCCGGCTTGAAAATTCTGCTGTGAGCAGATGCAGGATTGGTGCAGATAATCTCCCACTCATCCCGCTTGGTGAGTCTTTTTTCTATGACCTTCCACCACTCCTTAGCGGTGGTTCCAATAGCCTTGACTCGGTATTCGTTGCCAACAACAATGCTTTCGGCATCCATTTTGTTGTTCTCCTGTCTATTTTACTGTATATTGATCGACTCTTGCAACTAATAGATTTTTTAATAGATTGTCAATAGCTTTAGCGAGTTCACTTCTAGCTTCTATCGTATTTGGGTCATGTCTAAATAATTGATCGGACTTTGACTTAATTAGATCCTCTATAGCATCTACAACATCCCAAACCTCATGAGTTGTCATTAGATAATCCTATCTATGAAGCCATGCTCTAGGCATTCTTCTGATCTTATCAGGTAGTAAATCGCTGACTTTAGCAAGTCAATATCATCAGAAAACAATCCGATAGCAGTATTACATCTATGACATAGCAACCCTCTCACCCTTCCTGTATCATGATCGTGGTCAACGGCTAACCTATTCCCTCCCCTGTTTTTACTATCTCCACATATGGCACAGCCATTGTTTTGAGATAATAGTATACTGTCATATTGATCAACCGTTATTCCAAATTTTCTTTTAAGGTCGCTACCTCTCTGAGTAGTCCTTCGCATGATCTTCATACAATCGGCGCATGTGGATTGTCTACCGTCTCTTCTACGCTTACTTCTGTGAAATGAAGTAAGAGGTTTTTCTTCTCCACATTTTGGACACCGTTTATATGATTCTGTCAATAAATCCATGCTCCAAACATTCCTCAGATGACAACCACCAATCCTTCTTCTTCCATCTCCGCTGAATTTGTGCTCTACTTAGAGAGCTACGTTCAGCCAAGATATCAAGTAGATTTCCCTGAAGCCGCTTGGCAAACTCTACTTGATCTTCAATCATGGACATATTGCCGCCCACAACATCTGAAACTTCATGAATCAAGAGCCATGAATTCTTCCCCATGGTTCTCTCCCCGCCAGCCTGCAATAGCACTGCTGCCATTGAAGCGGAATAACCTAGCGCACAAGTATTCACAGGTGTGCCGTTGTCTCTCAGCAACTTCAAGAAATCATAGAAAGCAAGTCCATCTAGGACGCTCCCACCCTGAGAAACAAATGTGATATTGATGGGCTCTTGAGGATCACGTCTGGCCCACAGAGCAATTTCTTCAATTGCCTTGTATATAGTTATCTCTTTGACGGGATCGTAAAATGTGTAGCTACGTGATTCAGAATATGTTGCTGACAGATTTCCTATGGTCTTATCCATAATCTCGACTTCACGCCGAGTCTTTTCTGTCTCAAGCTTTGAATATGCTGCTCTAGCATTAAGAGCCTCAATCTCTGCCTGCAACTTCATCTGAGTTAATTCTTCGGTTTTGTCCATTATTTCCTCTCGATACTTACCGGAGTTTCATTACGTATTCTCATTTGATGTTTGTATCCAGGGAAGGCCAAGAAAAACTTCGAGTCAATCTCCCCTACAAACTTAGAGAATTCATCCTCTTCCAAGAGGAATCTAAGAACTCCGACAGCGATATGAATACTGTAGTCCAACTCTGGCTTAGTTGCGCCCCACAATTCAATTAGTTTATCAAATTCGTTTAATACTGACTCTGAGAACTCTTCCCCGAAGATCTGTATTTCACCGCTTTTCAGTCTTGGCCTCGGACACCTGTCATGCACTGGTGCAATAACACCATAAGCCCGGCATACCATTGGCCTTACTTCGTAAATCCCACACCCATAGTCTGTGTTATAGAACACACACTTGTGACCAGGAGTTTCTTCCTCATTGGGGTCCCATTTAGCATAATCTTCCTTGAGATATGTCTTAAGATCTAAGATTAGATCAGCCATATAATCTTTAGCTGCCTGAATACCTGCGCTTTCTGCTGTCAGCCAGAACTGATCTTTAAACGACTGAGCAATATTCCAGCATTCCATGAGCGAAACTCTGAGACCAATTTCACAGCAGTTTCCAGCACCAATACAGCGTGTTTCAAGCAAATTGTGCTGTGCCTGTAGTTGACGCATGACTTGATACACACCTTTTAAGCGTGCAGAAATCTCAACTTCTTCTTGCTTCACTTGAAACTTCCTGACACAACATATCTACTAAGCGCAATCTGAATCTCTCTTGCCATTTCTAGCGTGATTTCGGTGTCATCTCCAAGCTTGTTCGTATAGGCTGATATATTGATCAATAGCTCATGTGGCATATGATTCGGGGTTTGCGTGCAATACTTTATTAGCTCGTATTTGACATGGCTAGAATACCGAAGATCACTGCACAATCTAGAGACGAATGCCTCAGCATCTATCAATTGCCAATTAGACTCTTTGAAGCTGTTTAAGCTAGGAATCAGTATCTCTCCAAGTCCATGAATAGACAGCCCCAAAAACTCTTCGATTTGATCTATGACCTGAGGAATCGTGCTTGAAGCAACACGGAATTTTCTCCCCAGCGTGGGCCATGAGAACATGGACCCATTTGTGTTGTTGTACAGGATTCCATCAAATCTAGGAGTGATCGTGAAGCAATCAGAAAACAGGACTCGAACCCCTATATTGTAATCTTCACCAAACACAGATACAGCACGCTTTGTCACGTACACAGCGTTGAAGATATCATCCTCTATCTCGAATGACGGAATATCCACATCATATTTTAGGTACTCCAAAATCAAGTCATTCACTTTGACTGACGGCAGATACAGCTTTGACTTGGGGTAAACCTGAGTGACCATAGGGTCATTGTCATGCTTTTGAATAAGAAAGCTTAGATCCTGCTTTTTCAGCCAGAAATTGATGCTCTCTTCAGCAAGAGGTATACCATCCTCATCAACACATCTGTAGACATACTTGATCGGAACCCGCAGGAGATTCAAAAGTATCTCCATTGCGGTATCAGCAATCTCGTAGTCGGCGTTGTCAATAGTCACGAACCATTTCGAGTCAAGATAGTGGGCACAGATATCGCCAGCCGACTCAACAATTCTCACGGAGTCGCTACGTGCGTCTAATGCGTCTATAAGCAGCACTGACTAGCTCCTTCTTTCTCGGTCCACGAACAGTAATCCAGCCCCGACGCTTGCCTTGGCCAAACGGATTATTCCGTTACGCCTTTGTCATCAAACGCTAGCCGGGAGGGACACGATAGCTAGCCCCGTTCAGGGTCCGCTTGGCCTTTTGACCAGGGCTTATATGTCCCGGTCTGTCAAAAGGTCAAATTCATTAAGATAATCCATTGCAAGATTCAGCTTTTCCTTCGGCTTACCAGTCAACGGAAAATAGTCTATATCAAATGCATTTAGATAGTATCTTATGTTCTTGTCTACTTCCTCTTGAAATTTCATGTCTATGCTTCGTATACCATCAGACTTTGGCTTCTCAACTAAAGGCATATAGAAGAAAACCGTGTATAAATCATAGATAAGAGTATGCACCATGTTCGCCATAGCTCTGTTTATATATTTGACGCTCTTATCTTGTGTTTTATCGGCCAGATACTTGCTATACGCTAGTACGTCAATAAGAGAGTCTGCCGCAACAACATCATCATCGTATTCTAATAAGGAGCATACATTTGCCAGCAATGCAGCTATTTCCATTGAAATATCAGCCCCCTTGTTTATCTTGAATCCCAGCTTTGCCAACATTCGTGTGACACCAGCTATTACAGGGATATCAAGCTGTTTGCCTAGCTGCTCTGCTAGGTCTTTCTTGCCCGTTCCTGCGGCCCCACAAATCGCAATGCGTATGGGCGTGTCGGATGGACTGGACCACTCCCACAGCGATTTAATTTTAAGCTCGGTAGGCTCTAACCAAGACTCTGCATTAAAGGAATCATAGCTGTTGGAAATGGTTAAGTCGCTCATTAGTAAAACTTCTTCTTCTTACTAGGGTCACCACCAACAGATCTATCGCCTAGCTTTCTGTTGCCTCCACGAATCGGAATCTTATGCTTCAACAAAGCATTATAGATTGTCATGATAGTTACTGGTGCTCCCTTCGATTTGCAGTCTTCCGCAATCTGTTCGATTGTCATGCGCTTTTGCACATACATTTCATACATATATGCTTTATCTGCCCAGGGTTTAAATCTTGCCATATTTCCTCCTACAGCTTAAGTCCAAGTCTAGCTAATTCTTCCTGATCAATTCTTATTGAATCAGAAATTTCAAGAGCTATAGGGCCACACTCTTGGCTATACCCGTAGAGGCCAATAGCCCAAGAGTCAGCTATGTCATGATCTGTCTCTGCTTTTGAACCAATTGCTTCATCGGGGAAATTGTGTTGAACCACCCGCCAAGTCTGTGATTTACGCAAACGGTCACAAAGTTTATTTGCTTCTGATATCCCAATCTTCTTTTTGGCTGTATCAACAAATACTCTCGATAGATTCTTATATTTATAGAAAGCTTTCCATGTAGCTGGCTCAACTAGAATTACAGGGACACCAACTGATTCAGTTATACACATTAAGGAACCAACCACAAAGCTTAACGTTCTAAACGTGCCCGGAGACTTAACAAAAATTGACTGCTCTAGATATACAGCATCAGGAGAATACATTTGGACTAATTGACGCCAATGTAGCTCTATTTTCTTAAGCTTCTGATTTATGGTTTTCTCGCTTAAGACAATTTTGCCTTGTTCTGTCATAGTGCCATTTTCCAACAAGGTCCATGCTATTCCAGTTGAAGATGAATCTACTCCCAAAATTATAGTAGGGAGATTTTTGTCTTTGTCAGTTTTAGTTTTAAAATCAATAACCATCTTCTTCTACAGTCCATCCCCAATCTTTTAGCTTCTGTACGTGTTCCTTGTTTTCACACGATGCACAAATGTCGCTTTCGTTGTAACGAGAAAGGCGGGTGCCACAAGTCTTAGACCTGCACACCCGCCCCGTCATTACTCGACGCTTTTTCATATGATATTGAGCAAGGATTCTCGCATTCGTAAAAATGCGGGTGCATTCTCTAGCACAGAATCTTTGATTGTGAACACGTGGCTGAAATAATTTACCACATGACTCCAATGCACATTGTCTCTGTTCTAATTCTGTACTTTCGTCGCCCATTTTTCTAGATAAACCTTAAGTAAATCTAGCCTCCAAATTTCATCTTCTATAGCTCCTAGCGCAGTGTTGCATCCAGTACATAACATTCCACGGATACATTTCCCACAAGATCCTTTACGATTACAACAACTATGGTCATGATCTATATTTAATTTTTCTACTGTTCTTCCACACGCATCACATTTATTTTCTTTAGAACGCCGCATGGCCCTGAGTTCATCAGGGCTCATGCTGTAGCGACTAGCAGTAGAATGAGTATTGGCGTCATTTTTTTTACGCCAATCCCTGTGATATGTACGATGACATTCTCTACATTTGTAAGTAAGGCCGTCAGGCGTTTTCTTGTCTTTATTGAATTGACAAGGACACAATGCTTCCTTACATGCACTACAAACCTTTGCGACAAAAGTCTTTCCGCACGATTCTAATGCACATATCCTCGGCTCAATTGCCCCATTCTCTTCATCCATTATCTTTTATAGTACAATAGATTCTACTATAAAAAATGGAGCAAGTCAATTAATTCATCTTGCGCCTAAAACGAGAACTTGACCACTATTGGTATCTACCTCAAAATAGATTCTTAATTCTGTCAGAGCGTTCTCTAGCTTAGCTTCTTCATCTCTGGATAGTTCGTACCCATCTTCATAAAGAATCTGAGCAATGAAGTCTGACGGCAAATTAAACGTAGTCCAGACCAGTAGCGAGTCATCTTCTCCATCATATCTAAACATCTTTCTTTTCCTTGTCCTGCAAATAATCCTTTAGAGAAACCCCTAATTCTGGATCATTTCTGCAATGTTGCACCAAGTCACACACTGCACAGATGGGAGACTCAGGCTTATATGGTCTACGAGGTGTGATATCCTCTTTGAACATGCTATAGGTAGTACGCCACTCAGCTATGATCTTTTCAGCTTTTTCTTTATCCGCTTTACACTCAAAAGTTTTAAGCTCTTGCGTATTCTTGTTCTCATAAATGATATAGATAGTGTCTATATCTAAAACATACGCATAAATATTTGCCTGATCAAAATGCTCATCTTTGGGCTTCTTCCACCTCAAGCGATTAGAAAAGACTTCTTCTGAGCATGACTTTATCTCGATAAGGATACGCTTGTCTTTCCAAGTGAGAACACCATCACAGTGTCCCTTTATAGGAGGATCATTGAAGTCAATAGGAATCTCATCTTGAAAATCTACGCCCATCTTATGCAGTGCAGATTGTAGTCTTCCATGCACATCATGACCATTGGAAAAGATTCTCTGTAGTCTTGCATTAGGGGTGCTTTGTTTAGCTACGCCCTTGAGCAAGTAGAAGTTTCGCCTGGCACACTTACCTTGCTTGATACCTAGTGAGCTAGGGTGGAATCCATCATCTTCAATAGCTCTTGAGGTATCAGCCCCCGCAACCCATATATCCTCGAATGCCTGCACAAACTCATCAAAGTCTGATAGGTTCTCTGGCACCGGAGCATTCTTGGCGGGCATGTGCTTTTCAATTTGCTCTCGCTGCTTTTGTTTGATTACATCTAGTATCTTATTAGACATGCTCTGGATTCTTCACCCTTTCAACAGTAGCACACTTAGGACAAATGAAAACGATATCCTTCTTGTTGTTCCACTGTATGATTCCTTCCATCCGTCCACGATATCTACATTCAGTGTTGTAGCACTGCACGATACCCCAAACTTCTTCGTTTAGTTCAAAGCCTTCTACTGTTTCACCCATTAGAAATCCGCCATCAACCAAGCAATACACACTGCTGCTGTATCGGCTAGCTCATCTCTTACGTGGTGCCACTCAGCTTCATTCCATACGGCTTCATTTGCTGCCATAGCTATCTCTCCAAACTCTTCAGCCAATACAGCTAGCTTCATAAAAGGATGGTCTGGCCAATCACCATCCTCACGCTTCCACTTTTCTGTTTGCCAATCAAGCTCTTTACCAACAAAGGCAAAAGCTTCATCTCTTGTCATTCAGATACTTCCCAGCATGTTTGGGACAGAATTCAAGCTTCACTCCATCCAGCTTGATCTTTACAATACCAGGCTGCACACAATCACCAGGGTGAGCACAGGTTATTTGATTCATCACTTGAGCGTTAGGCATCTTTTGACTCCAAGTATTGAAGGGCGTACCAAAGAATTTTGCCTTTTTCTATCTTAGTACCACATTCATACTCAAAGTCCCAAGTCGCCTTAGCAGTCCAATAAGTTGTGAAAAATGAGATTAAATTTTTCTTGATCAGTCTCATACCTATTTCACACACGATATCTCCATTTTGAGAACCATGAATGATTCCTAAAGTAGCACCCATAGAGTCAAACATCTCTATATAAAATCCAACCGGATTCTGGTTTTCTTCTTTTTTAGCCATTTCTCAACACATCGCTTTCATATCTAGCAGTTATCTTAAGTGTATTGATAACTTCAAGTAGACCATCATAGGCTGCCATCAATGCATCCTTTGTCAGACGATCACTCAATCTTTTAGTTTGTGCGCTATGAATCTTGTAGTGTTGTGCTTGCTGCCCGATCTTGTATCGAAATGAGCTAAGCTGTAGCGCACACTTAGCAGCTTGAGCACCAGTGTAGTCTTCGGGGTTAGCTAATATACCTTGCACTGTACGCATGGTTTTTTCCATTTCAGGAGACATTGCGAAGACATAATCACATGCATCTTCGAATGTCTTAATATCATACTTGCTCTCTGAGTCTACCATTTTCTTCCTGCAAATCTTTTAAGTATTGCCAATCACATATGGCTAGTTCTTGTTGTCTTTCATCTGTGAAAATTACAATAACTACTGGATCTTTTTGCTCTTTCCAAGCTTGGCTTCTAAAGTCGTTCAATTTAGAGCGATTTATAGTGTAGGAGTTTTTAGAAGTGAACTTGTAGTCAAGCATAAGGTTTCCTAAAATTGCATCGCCTTTACGGAGTCCACGCCCTGAATTCTTTACTAGTACAGCACCATCACGTTTGGCCTGACGATATTCCATTTGATTAAAGTCCTCAGTCATTTGAAAACTCCATATTGCCTTTTCTCCATTCAATAATAGCTAACTCTGCATCATCAGAAGTATCAAATGTTCCTAAATGAATTTCCTTGCCTCCAAGCTTCGCCCTAGCCTGCCATTTCCCCCAAGACCTCAGCCTCACCCCTCTAATTTTAGATGAGCTATCTGCACGCACTCCTTTATTTTGGTGATTTTGTGCGTGTGTAACTAATCTTAAATTTTTTCTAATATTATTAAGACCATCTCTATCTCTATGATCTACTGTTAATTCGTCAGGAGCATCTACTATTTCTCTATGCATTAAAATAGTTTTACCCTTATCACGACGAACTGCATAATTAGTGCCCTTAGTCTTAAGAAGACGCCATGTGAACTGGCTGAGATATTCAAAATCAGCCAAGTCCACATGGGCTACCCCCACTACTTCTTGCTTCTTATTTAGAATAGGTATTGTGCAACTAGATAGATTCGCCTCGGTCATTTACTTTTTCTTTCATAAAATGATAGCATACTATGCGGACAATAGAAGCCTTACCAGGGATTCCTGGCACCTCACCTAATTCCGTTTCAACTTCAACAATTTTGCTATCTGATTCAATACCACATAAATCACAATAATACTTCACAGCGTGGCTCCATCCCTCTTTGCTTGGCGACGTTCTTCATCATTGAAGTCCGCACCCTTCATATTTTCTCCGGGTCCAGTTCCATCCATCTAGTATTAGTGGAATAGATTCTGAACTCTCTACCAGGCCAACACTTAATATATTGTTTAGCATGCCTTAACTGAGTAAACATTCTCGTATCTGTACCACTATATGTTTTTCTTTCACCACGATCAGGGTCCATAGTTACAAAGAAAACTTCCTTCGGTGGAGTCTTAAACTTACTCATTCTATTTCTTCCCAATCCGAAATTATAGCACGGAATATTTTGGCTTTATCATCCTTAGGACCGTACTTATTTTCCATTGTACGTGCGCCTCTGGCAGCACCTAATGTAGAGTACACTCGATGTGAATTATATCTAGACACAATGTAAACCTCTTCAGGTTTTTCGCCTTGTGCTCTATGTCTAGCCATACTCATGACTCATCACCATCATCCTCAGAAGCTAGCTCTATCTTGATACCATTCAGCTTCTCAATAAACTCATCTCTCAGTGTGAGATTAGAACGTAACTCTTCTGTTAAAGCATTGGACCCATTCCATCTATTGTCACCACATGTATCTTTATCAGGGTAATAAATCCATGCGCCAGCACTTGTCACAATACCTGCTGCTTTAACCGCAGAAGTTATCTCTTCGATGTTATCAATCTCTGCTGTGCCAGGGTTAAACCAGTACGATCCCTTGACTGGATACACTGATTGCTTTGACTTATCTATACGCCAGTCAACCTTGAATGATCCATCCTTACGCCAGCCGTCATTTTCTTTACCAGGATCAGGCTGACTGTACATCGTCTTTTGGAACTTGATCATAGTGGAAGCCCAATGTTCAATAGCTGAACCCACTGAGGCTTTTAGATTAAAGTTCTGACCTTGCTTAGCCATAGCAGCCTGTGAAATAAAGATTACCTGCTGATTCTCGTTCAAGACATGAAGCAATTTGTGCGTGAAGAACTTGGCGCTTCTCGCATACGTACCCATAGCATTAGCTTCGGGCGAATCAAAGTATGATGAATAGGTAAGAGAATTTACTGAATCTACTACTAGTAGATCAATCTTCCCTTCCTTTATGTCAGGCATTAGTAGCTCTAGAGTCTCTTCCACCACCATTGAATTATGGTAGAGCAACTTGTCTACATCGACACCGTTATCTTGAGCCCACTTTTTGCTGAAGGCTTTCTCTGAATCTATGAAGGCACATATCTTGCCTTGTCTTTGCGCTACCGCAATCTGTTGCAGTGCGAAGGTGGTTTTTCCTGAGGCTTTGGGTCCCCAATATACATGTATTCTGCCTGACTCTAGTCCCTTACCACCAAGGGCTCTATTAACACCCACACTAGGGGTAGGCAAATACTCACGCTCGGGTCTAGAACCCGTCATCCATTTCAACTTCAATTATATCAATCCTTTTCGTTTAGTTTAATTCAGTTTGGTTGCCTGACTGTACAACACGTACTGGTGGCGCAACCTCGTCACCATTTGACTTCTCGAAGAAGTCTGCCAGCAATTCCTTTGCGAATTGCTTTAGCCATAGATCTCTCGATCTATAAAGCTTGTTCAATAGATAGTATAGCTCATCATCACTGTCTGTACTAAGGACTAAACAAGTTTTTTGATCTTTTCTATACAGAATATATCCGTTCATGATGCAAAATTTGTAGACAGTGATGGCGCCTCCACTCTTCCTGATAGTCATCATAGTATTCGATACCATATATCATGAAAACACTATCCATTGTAAATACCTGCCTGATCTATCTGCATACCAACCACAATAGCGTCTGATAAATCTCCACGATAAACTTCTACGCCAGCTTCCTCTTCAAAGAATCTTTTGATAGCGTGATCTGGACTCTGAGCCAACACCTTATAGGTAACTAGCTGCACCTTCTGACTTGTCTCGTCAGTGTCTTCGTCCCAATACTCTACAGGCTTCACCACATCAATAAGAAAGGGGTGAAGCACCAGCGCACCCTCTATAAACTTTGTATCTGTCACGCCAGCAGAGACTCCCAGGCATCAACCACACCAGCTAGATAAGCCTTATTGAGTTCGTCAACCACCCAAGACCAATCTCTATTAAGAGTGTTGTCCTCAGGTTCACCACCATCTGAACCTACAAAGCGGTAGCCAATCTCATCTTCAACTTCCCAAATGCCCAAGCGATAGCCATCTTCTGACCATCTGTCTTGGCTCAGAGTTTCAAGCAAATCCTCCCAGCATCCACCATAAGGCTCATCCCAGTTAAGCTCTGCGGCTTCCTTAAATGTCTTCTGTACATACTTCATCTGTTATCACCTGATCCTGTTAGCACTCCCCGCTCTTTGCGGGAAGCCAATTTATCTATATTTTTAAGAGCTATCGTTTCCATTTTAACATCTAGCTCAGAACATAATTGACTGATATACCAAAGCACATCAGAAACCTCATCGAGTATTGCCTCCTTAGCCGAGGCTGTTAAATCAAATCCATTATCTCTAATAATTTTCTTTACTTTGCCGCAAACTTCAGATGCTTCTGACGACAAACCTAATGTACAATATATAACTGCCATAAGTTTATCTTCTCTAGGATAAATAGCCGTGCTACCAGCAGCAAATTGATAGGCGTTAAAACTAAATTGCCTTGACTCTCTATTTTCCCACTGCTCTAATGCAGTCGCCCATTTAACATTTGATGGTTCATAATTTCCATTACAATCTATTCTGTCTAACGAATGAGTAATGGACGGCCTATTCCCCATATCTCTATAGAAGTTTTCAAAATCATGCCACTCTTTACATACTTCAATCCCACGCCCACCATAATATTTGTATTCTGTCTTAAAAGGATTGTTGCATCTCTGTAGCATTCCTGCCCAAATTTTATATTCAGGAGTATTTGACATTCCATGAGTGCCAATGTGTTGCATGCATCCACAACTCTTTATTAGAGAATTTCGCAGCGCATAACTATCTACCTCAGTGTACTCACCGCAATCACACAGACAAAGCCACCTTAACTCTTTAGTTTTCTTGGGAGCAGGTCCGGCGACTACTAGATTATTGAATCTAGTCCCAGGTTCCAGCAAGTATTTTTTCCCCAATTTTATGAATCCTTAGCACCTGAAGCAGCAAACTTTGTACCGTTCCATGCACCACCAAGAATACCTAGTGACCACAGTCCGAAGAAAGTCTCCCAATAACCGGGAGCATGTGAAATAATGTCTGTGTTGTGTGAGAAAGCACCGAACACAAGCATGCCAATCCACGCCCCGAAAAACAGCACGCCTACAGCGATTAGGGAAATAGCCGACCCCACGCCAATGATTGGACCAATTACCTTACCCATTTGTTTCCTTTGCTTGCTGCATTTGCAGCAGTTCTCTTGCATTAATCACGCCGTCCGCATCTAGCGTTCGGCCACCGTCGTCCATAGATCTTAGTCTCATACACAAAGGCTCATATTCTGTGATCACTTTTTCAAGCTTCGCCCATGCGTTACTAAATATGGTTACCTTTTCAACGGTCTTTCCATCAGAGAAGTACACGAATGCCATCTTCTTGCCGGTCTTCGTTGTAATTCTTCTGACACTCAATGGAATAGCTAGAGTCTTGTCAAAGTCAAAGTCTCCAAAGCCATAGCCATACAGCGGACGCACATCATCGAACAGCTTGCCGACTAGAAGCTTCTCAAACGGGTATAGATTGCCGTTATCAATTCTCCCACCCAGCCCATCGACTCTTGAGTACGCCAGCATTGTTTTCTCACCCACCAAGGCTATGACAATCTCTCCTGTATCAAGATCGTTGTCCATTGACCCAAAGCACGTGAGTCTTCCTGTGATATCTTCTAGCTCTATACGCACGTATCTATCTGTACGCTTTATAGATTTGGTGACACCACATACCAGCATGAATTCCTTTTGATCCTCTTCGTATTCTTCAATAGGAGAATACTGAATGCCGAGTCTTTGCACCGACTCAAGATCAATAGGGTAGTTTAGGTATTCCATATAGTTAGACTCAGGTGAAGAGTTTATAGGAGCATCCTTAACTGTACGCATAGCATCCACAGCCACTAATGAAGTGACTACCTTGGCATTACATTTACGTACAGTTATTCTTTCATTCCAATCATCCCATGAAATAAAGGGACGCTTTGCAATGATTTCCTTAGCCGCCTCAAAACCAACACCCTTGATATCTGCTAATCCAAACCGAAGAGCATCACCATCAACTGACATTTCCTGCTCTGACTTGTTAACATCAGGAGGTAGTATGTCGATGCCTAATCTGCGGGCCTCCAACAGATAAGTCATCTTGTTCATGGCACTACCCTCATTACGAATCAAAGCGTAAAGATATTCAAGAGGGTAGTAATACTTGAGGAAGGCAGTGACATATCCGACATAGGAATAACACACGGCGTGTGATCTATTAAAAGAGTATCCGGCGTGCTGCTCGAAATCATGCCACAGCTTTTCAGCATCCTTATGACTGATTCTCTTTGTAGCTCCGTCAATCCATCCGTCATAATACGGAGCGAATTCTTCTGGCGAAAGCTTCTTTCCGATAATCTTTCTAAGCTTATCCGCTTTACCCCAAGAGAAGTCTCCCAAGTAAACTGATAGTGCCATGACTTGCTCTTGATAGATGGCGAGTCCATAAGAGTCGCACAGCCATTCCTCAACCGACTCATGAGGGTACGCAACTTTATCTAGCCCCTTCTTTCTCCGAATATAATCCTTAGCCACAGTATTGAAAGCACCAGGCCGGACAAGAGCATTGGAAGCCACCAAGTCCTCAAAATTGTCCACACCCATAGCAAGCAGAAGATTCCTGTAAGCTGTAGACTCCATCTGAAAGACCCCGATGGTGTTCGCTTCGTTAAGCATGCCCAAAACTTGCGGGTCATTAGGCTCCAATGATTCCCAATCAATCTCGACACCATGACGCTCCTTTATTAGATCCACAGTGTTATGAATCACAGTTAGTGTGTTAAGTCCAAGGAAATCAAACTTGATCAGTCCTATTTCAGCAGCATCATTCATATCGAATGCTGTGACCGGGACCCGTTCTTTCTTATCCTCAGGATCAGTACGTGATTCAATAGGCACAATCAAATGCATAGGTCTGTCTGCCACTACGACACCAGCAGCATGCATTCCATTGCCTGAAATGTGACCCTCAAATTTCTTAGCCAGCGGAAGTATCTCAGGGTTCTTCGCTCGGAATTCTTTTAGCGGTTCAGCCTGCTCGTATTCTTCCAAGGTATTGAAGTGCTTGGTAGCTGCACGAACGTCCTGCTCGTTGAATCCGAATGCCTTACAGATAGAAGCTACTAAGCCCTTGGCTTTGAATTCTGAGTACGTGCTGAGTGAAAGCTTCTCGCCCCATCTATCTTGCATGTACTGCTTCATTTCATCACGTCGAGTGTGCTCGAAATCCATATCAATATCAGGATAATCATTACGCTCAGGTGAAATGAATCTAAAGAACAGCAGCTTGTACTTGATAGGATCAAGGGCCGTGATCTTCAGACAGTAGGCCACAAGTGAGCCAGCAGCAGAGCCACGTCCCGGCCCCACATAAATGTTTCGAGAACGTGCTTCACGGATAAGGTCCCACACGATTAAGAAGTAATCAGCGAAGCCCTTATCCTTGAATGCCTGTAGCTCTTCCTCTACCCGATCAATGTAAGTTTGATTCTTGTGGAGCCCACGTTCCTCTAATCCGTCAAAGACTAGCGCACGCAAATACTCATCAGAGTCAACTACTTTTGAAACCTTAGGTAGATAAGCCTGGCCCGTCTTAAATTCAACTTGTGAACAGCGCTCAGCAATTTCTAAGGTTCTATCTGCCAACTCATTCCCGCTGAAGCCTTGCTCATCCATACGAGTAACAACTTCATCACGGCTCATGATATATAAATCATGGTGATCAAATCTCAAGCCTCTATTCGGCCAGAGTTTATTGATACGATTCAGCAGTATATTCTCTCTGCGGGCTTCATCCTTCATTAGTTGGGCATAAGTTCTGTCTGACGCCTTGAACCCAGCCAACTGCTGCATTGTTAAAAGAAGTTCTTCCTCCGCTTTCGAAGTGCAGTGATCGTAGTGCGAGTCAACAGTGACAGTAACATTAATACCAAGATCGTGTGCCAGAGTCCTAAGACAAAGATTAAGCTCAGCACTATTATTGGGCTGAAGCTCCACATAAAAACGATCACCAAAAATAGACTTGTAACGATTGAGTACGTCAATGGCCTGAGGATTGATTTGATATCCTCCGTCATAACCATTAATCTCAAGGGCTCTTGCTGTCTCTGACGCCATGCACGCTGAGAGTGCGATGAGTCCTTCATTATGCTTCCTTAAATCGTTGTGATCAACACGTGGTTTCTTGTAGAAGCCTTCGGTCCACCCAATCTTAGACAGAGCGAATAGATTATGAAGGCCAGTCTCGTTCATGGCAAGTAGAATCAAGTGCCACGTAGGAGAGTCTTTATCCTTTACAGTATGATCGGTGGTGATGTATGCTTCTACCCCGAACACACCTTTGATTTCATGTTCTTTGCATGACTTCCAAAACTTCAGTGCGCCACCCAAAGAACCATGATCTGTCAGGCCAACACATGATTGCCCCAACTCTTTTGCTATCTTCGGAATGTCTGCCGTCTTTGTAAACCCATCAAGGATCGAATGATCGCTATGAGTGTGGCAGTGCATGAACTCTGTAGTCACGGATTTAATAGCTCCATAAGCATATTGATAACCATCTCTACTGCCTGGTCTTCTGGCGTAGATCTATAGTGTATATTTTCTTTGCCTCGCCAGATTTCTCTGCCATTTGCTTTTAGCACTGGCAATGTCTTCCATCCGGTGTCGATATTATCTTCTTCAACAGTCTCAACATAAAATGTTATAGCTCTCACAAGCACCACCAAATGTCATATAGGTATGCAACTAGATTCTCTAGCTGATCTTCTTTAGGATATATAGAAGTAGTTCTTATCGTACCATCAGAAGACTTCCACCATTGCACTAGATATACAGAACCATCCTCTGATGATCTAACTGCAAATAATTTCTCGTTCTCATCACCAGTTTCATAAAGAACTGAGTCTGCTACATCTCTCATAGTGATTCTCCTAGTGCAATCAAGGCATGACCAAAACTAATAGCTTCTTTTCTATCAAGAAGAAACTTACCACTATCAGTAGTGACTCTAACTTCTATCAACCACTGCTGCAATTTCTCCATCAAACTATCGCCACATGGTTAACACTCATACTCTCTATGTTTAATAGCTCTGTATAGTCTTGCTGTTAGATCAGGAAAAAAATCTGCATCTACCATCAATCTATCAAGCTCATCAGTTAACTTATCTATCTCATCCAGAGTGAGTATCAATGTAAACTCATACTTTTCAGGAGGCTTAACTATTATCTCCACCCAGGCTCCATTTCCTCAGGTCTACCGTAGTATTCGATCACGTAGGCTCCGTTAGCTTTCAATAAACGGGGAGTGAAATAGCAGATCAGCTTTGATTTACCTGCGCTGTAGCCGCCCCCTCTATCCTTAACGATACGTACCTCAACACCTGGCAGCTTGTCATCAGCAAATGCTCTAGCATCAAAGTATTCTTGGCTAGCAAATGACTTCAGTATCTTCTCTACACCTATTCTTATCTTCTCATAAGCACAGACTGTTAGGATTCCTCCATCAGCAGATAGACACACTAGCAAGTCAGACTTGCATCTCATGTCTCTATCCCAAGGGATCTTGCCCGCTTCCCATTGCTTCTTGAAGATAGCATGATCAACATAAGGCATGACAGCAGCAATACCAATGTCTTTACCATCGTCTCTATACTTGATCTGAGTAGCGTATCGCTTACCGTCAGGCATTACAGCAAAGGCATCTATCTTGTCGATCATGTCTTCTTCATCTGAAGCTGCAATCCAAGCGTCAACCGATGTACCACCGATCTTTATGTCCTCTTCCATCAAGAGCAGTAGAATCTCTTCTTCTCTTGATCTTCCCCGAGTGACACGCTCTAGTATGTCTAGATTATTTGTCTTCATTTCCCTACTCTATGGGGGTCATAAGGTAGACGCCCATCAATATAAAATTGTTCTGCTATCTCATGCATGGCGAAATCACCAGCCAACTTCCAACAAATAAGGCCAAGCATTTGTGTTGGATCATCATGTATAGAATAAATTGGTATAGTTTCTGTTAGCATGACATTTACTGGAACACCCGGCTTGAAGTTATCTTCTCTTCTAACACACAATGTTATTCGTACAGCATCATCAAAGATCTGGAAAGTATAATCTCCGTCCTTGATTGCTACACGCTTAGCGAAATCCTTAACCCGCTTCTCTAACGGATTGCTGTAGATCATCGAAGTCCTCATCTTCTATGACAAATTCCGACCCGCAAACATTACAGACAATACCAGGCTTGTCTAGTGACTCTAGAAGCAACGTCTTTTTCGGTATGCGAATCTTCCGATCGCACTCACACGCCGCTACCCATGTAGTCTTCTTCTTTTCTTTCTCTACTAGCTTCAGCTTACGATAAACCTGTA